ATAGAAATTACCTCTACCAGCGGCCATTGCCAATTCAGCAATATGTTGTCTAGCCTCACCAGTAGTAATGCTATACTTCTTCATCGCCTTTTCCACAACAGCAAGCGCGGCTTCGTATTCTTGAAGTGGTCGTGTGAACTTATTATAATACTTCTCGAGTTCTTGTTGCTCAAACTTTAGCCGTTGCTTCTCTGTGACAAGCTTCTCAATAGTAAATCTCTCCTCATCGGAGAGACGCATATTCATCTTACGATACCTTTGTTCAATCTGCATCATCTCAACGCCACCGCGGCGTTCGAGCACAGACTCACCCATCATTAAGATTTCTTCTTGTAGCTCTCTAATTGTAGCCTTAATCGGGTGAAGACCATCTTCATACTTCTGTGTTAAGAGTTCATACGCACTATCATATTCTTGGAGTGTAATTAATCCAGCCTGGAATGCATTATTAAGAACCTTATTACCATCGACGATGTGCATAATAGCTGCATGCACAGGATCGAGGGAGGATAAAAGATGATCATAAGCCTTTTGCTGTTTAGAAACATCAACAGGCTGAGAAGGTCTCTTACCAGGCGGATCATCAAGGTTGGCCACACCTCGAGCGGGTTGGCGGGCTATTGCACTCTTTTCGGCACCAGCTTGGATACGGGCTAAAGCCTGTGCAAGTGGACCTTTAGCCCCCTTGAACTGAGAGTTGAAACCATCTACGTAGGCTTTGCCGATACTCGATCCATAAGTTTTCATCGAATCGAGAATATTCTCGCCAGTAAAGATACTCTTTAGGAGTGGAGTTAATCCACCGACCATCTGGGCAGCTGCATCCCACAGGCCTGTAAATACGCCTAAGACCTTATCTGCCCAACCAAGAACTGCATCGAAAACATCGCCAAAGGAAGTTGATAGAGTTTCAGTAGATATACCAGCACGTCTAAAAGCGTCGCCCCAGGATTCGACAAAGAATCCTAAGATAGGACCAACGAAGTTGACAATAACTCTAGTAAGTTCAAGGAATATATTCTTAATCCAGTTAAGACCAGAAGTGAATTGCAGTTTAATCTCGTCCCAAATACCTTTGACATAGTCTAGTACAGAGATATCGATTGGCTTCCAATCGGCTGTCAGCATTACCGGGTCATTATTAGTCTTCAGAGGCTTATTGACTGTATCTCGCCAGGCGTTGTACTTCACAGTCGTTAGAGTAAGCTTATCGCCAAAGTTAAGTAGAGCAACACCAGCGGCTACAAGAGCAGCTACGGTAAGGACTGCCCAACCAGCCGGTCCCGATGCAGCCATAAGCGCAGCGAATCCAGCTGCAATCTTAGCCCAGAGCCAAGGAGCCGCAAGAACAACAAATCCGGCAACTACAGATTCAAGAGCCCCTATTACAGAGTTTAGATTATTACCAAGCCAAATTATAGACTCGGCAAATGCCCTAGATCCACCTGTAGCCTTGTCAATAGTTCGGATATACCGACCCATTGCATTTTCAAGGACTGTAAAGGCTTGACCGATAGTAGGAGTAACTCGAGCAAACTCTGCTTCGAGCTGAGGAAGTGCCTTAAGGATCGCGTCAAAGAAATCCTTATTAGTAACTGTTCCTTTGATAACCATTTGCCGGAGAACATGAATTGAACCACCAGCACCTTTAACTCCGTCGGCCACAGCCTGGAGGATACGAGGCGTGTTCTCATTAATAGAGTTAAACTCTTGGGCACGGACTCGTGCCATACCGAGTAACTGACCTAGTTGGAGTAAGGCGCCTCGTGCAGAGTCAGCCGACACACCTTGAATTGCCAACGCCATGCCAACGCCACGGGTGAGATCGATCATCTGGCGTTGAGTAGCACCTAAGTCTACCTGTGCCTGGGCAAGACGCCGGTAGAGAGGAATTGCCGTCTCCATCGACATACGAGTCTTTTGTGCAACTGCGAATAAGGCTTCTTCGACTACAGCAGCCTCCTCTGTTGACTTAGTGCTAAGTCTAATATTATTCTCATAGCCGATCCATTGATCGATATACTTCCGAAGGCTATGGAGGGCCATCTGAGAGAATAGAAGAATTAATGCATTCCTAAATGTAAAGATACGACTGATAAGATTACCCATTCCAAGATGTAGATCACCAACAGCCAAGCGTGTCGTCTTAAAAGCGGATAATTGCTGACTCATTGGAATGTAGCCACGACCCATGACTGCGTAGTAGTCTTTAAGTCGTTCTGCTAACTTAAGATGAGCCACATTTATTAGCGTTAAAGGCTCCTTAAGAGTTCCTAGAATATTGCTATAGCGCTTAACACCCTGAGCGGCTGTTTGAGTAGCTGCGCCTGCGGTCTGTGCAGCTGCGGCTACAGGTGACATACTTCCAGTCAATTGCTGGAATATACCTACTTGATGCCACATCGGACCATTTGCTGACGAAACTGTGTTGATATAATTCTTATACGCCGAACCAGTTTGAATAACACTCTGGCCTAGAGCCGCAATCTCTTTAGACGCCATACCAGTAGCGACCCTATTAATCTCGTTTCGTAACTGATTAATATGGGCTACGGCGCTTGGCAGTGCTCTACCTGTAGTGAGTTCCATTTGAGCAAAACCCATCGCAAGTCGATCCACGTGCGCACGGGCTGCTCGGATAGCATCGGCGGATGTAAGCTTTGAACTAAAGTTTTGAAATGCAGTTCCGGCCTGAATAACTGGCCCATTAAGAGCTGCGGTACTACGACCAAGGGCTGCAATTTCCTTCTCTGCAAAACCTGTGGCGACTCTATTAATTTCATTTCTTAGCTGTGAAATATGTGCTACGGCACTAGGCAACGCTCGCCCAGTAGTAAGTTCCATCTTGGCGAAACCAGTCGCGAGACGGTCTACATGATCTCGAGCAGCCTTAATAGAATCGGCAGATGTAAGTTTAGAACTGAAATTCTGGAATGCAGTTCCAGCATTGATTGTACTAGATACAGTCTGCTGAAGTGCGGACTTCAATTCTTGTGCAGGTGGTACGGCTCTAGATAGCGCACCGGCGAGGGCTGTAGGAAGGGCTGCAATCTCTTTATTCGCTAGAACTGTAGCGGCCTTATTAATCTCATTACGAAGTCTAGTTATACTTGTAACAGCCCGAGGAATCGAAGTACCAGTAGCAATCTCGAGATTAGCAAATCCAGTAGCGAGCTTATTTACATCAGCCGAGGCGGCTTTAATAGTAGCTGCACCTTGACCAATACCAGCGAAGATACTTGAAGTACCACCCTTTATACTCTTAAGAGAATTTAACGATACAGCGATCTTATCTATTTCGCTCTTAAGATTTCCAGGTACTCTGAGACGTTCTAGTTCATTAAGTGCTTTTTTAAGTTGACCAATAGCATTACCAGTAACTCTCGCAGAATTAGCAAGAGTATCGAGATCACGTTCAACTGTACGAGTCCCATCTACACTAATTTTTATGCCAATGTCTTCTGTTGCCATCTAATAGACCACCTTCCAGAAGTCGTCGGCTAATTCTTTTACCTTATTGCGACCTTCAATAATCGCACGTTCAACAAAGCCTAAGGAAGCCTGTGAAGAAGTACCCATATTAAGATCAGTCATATAATACAGATTACTCGTAATATAGACAGTCTTTCCGCCAACAACAGTCTGTCTAAGAGCTTCTTCCATTTCGTCGATTGAACGACGGGCACCTGCGGCCGGTGACGAAGGCTTTTGAGGAGGCTGGAAGGGAACACCTACTCGTTGTCGACCAATACCAGTCCGCCAGCTAGATCGAGCACGACCTGTTTTAACAGGAGTGGCATAAACGAGTGTCGTTACTACGGAGCGGACAACTTCTCTTAAGAGACGATGGGTCATACCATCAATCTTACGAGACATATACTTGAATTTATCGCCTACGCCGTAGAGTGTGGCCATAATCTACTTAGTCTCTTTATTCTGATACTCCATATATGCGGAGTCTAGATGTTGAACAAAGTAGAAAAGGTCTTCTCTTTGAGGCCCGTAGATTCTATTCCATTCGCAGTAAGTATGAGTTGCGGTCCACGGTATCGGTCCGACTCCCATGCCAGTAGAGCGACAAGTAGAAAGCTCAAGAAAGGCCGTGTAGAAGAGTTCCAGGCCTAACTTGAGCTCCGGTGCATTCGCAATTCTTTCTGGCAACGGAAGACGCTGCCTGATACATTGCTCTATGATCGTCTTTTCGACTGGTCCCTGCTCTAGAGCGTAAAGCAGGACCTCTGTCAGTTTTTTGCGTCTACTTCCTTAATCTCAGCACGGAAGAGAGACGACTTAGCGGCTTGCTCACGAAGATCGTTGTAAAGGTCCGGCAGATCCGTAAACACCTTGATGGCATTGTCACGAGTAAACGCAAGAGGAACACCCGCCGCGTCTTCCACGTTCTCCCAGCCAAGAAGAACCGAGTCAACAAAGACCTCCAAGAAGATCTTCTCGGCCACCTTCAGATCCAACGAATCGTTCTGAAGCTGACGGCGGTATGGCTTCGTTCGACTCTCCAGGAGCTTCAGATACTTCTGGTTGCTGCCACCAGCACGTGCGATACGGAAAGTGATTGGCTTATTATTCGTGCCAGTTCCGTATTCGATATTGATACCTTCAACTTCGTACTTTTCTTCTGTCTTGAACTGCTTGTAAAGCGACATAACATCTCCTCGTCAAGGATTTGGTGAAAGTGGCGGATTGACCCGCCGCCACTCGGGATCTTTAACTTACCCTGCGATGGTCGGAAGGTAAGGAAAGACTGCGATCAGGAACGTGTGGTCAAACTTGCTAGCGGAGGCCGAGAGGTCCAGGGGCAGATCGATCGGCTTATCCATCTCAACCTTGAGCGAACCATCACCGAGGGTAAGGAGCGGAAGGTCGAGGACGAATCCGGCGTTGCTCTTAACGATTGCCATGTCCAGAGTCACGTCGGTGCTGTTACGAACAGCAGCAACTGCACTAATGCTGGAGAAGTAAGCCGTCAGCTTGCCGGTCACTTCGAACATACCAGCGGTCGTATCGAAGGCGCCCAGAGTACCAATCGCCTTGTTCGGGGAGACATTGTTCGCGATCTTAATAGTCATGTCAGTCGCGAAGGCGAACAGAGCCGTGGGATTCGGGGCGGTAATGTCCACAGTTGCGAGCTTGATACGGGAGAAGTCGGAGCTCGTGTTGAAGGCGGGCTTCGTCACCATTGAGGGGCGAGTGCCACCAGTCTTAGGAGCCACGAGTCCGGTTCGCTGCTCGTTATCAACGGCAACGAAGTTCATATCGACAGTAATCTTATCGGCCTGCTTCACATTGATAGTGAAGTCGTTCGCGACTGCACCGACAAGGTACTCCGACATGATGCCATCTGCGTCGTTACCGAGCTGACGCTCGAGCTGGTAGGTACGGCGCTTGATAAGAACCGCAGTAGACT